AAGAGGAGATCAAACCTCTGCGGGACGGGCTCATGAAAAACCGCGAAGGCACACTGCCGATCGTCAAGACGATGATCAGCAAGCTCGCTTCCCCAGACACCAGACGCCAGACGCAAGACTCTGGTCAGCGGTCGCTCACCAATCGCGCCAGTGCGAAGACGCCGGCCGACAAAGCCGGGGCCACTGCCACCGACGACGAGCAGACCGCCCGCGATCGGGAAAAGGAAGTGCGCGACTACCGCCTCAAGAATCGCTGCACAAACGCCGAAGCCTGGGACGCAGTGCGCCGGGACAAACCAGAACTGTTCGGCATCGCCGTCAGCAACTGAGCACTCAACACTCAACACTCCAACCACAAACTAACTTATGAGCTCAGCACTATTCGCGAGAGAAAACAACATCGTGCTCGTCACGGGCGTCGATTATTCCGGCAAGGAAGGCTACCTCGTCAAAGCCGCCGCCGGTGTGGACGCGCTCAACGACTCTAAAACGGTCCCGGCATTCGGCGTCATTCTGAACGGCGAAGTCGCGGCTAAGAACTCCAGCGTCGGCATCCTCGGCGCATTGGACGGCAGCGTACGCCTCAAAGCCGGCGGCGCGATCAAGCAATTCGATCGGCTCGAACAAAAGAACGACGGCACCGTCGTGACCGACGAAGCGGCCGGCACCGCTCGCGTAGTCGTAGGCGTGGCGCTGGAAGATGCGGCGGCCGGAGATTTGTTCGAGGCTGCCACACTCGCCCCCGTGATCCTGCCGTAGTCGGGGCCATCAACCATCAACCAAGAACCATCAACTAATTATGTCACGCGAAGTCACTGCAACACTGAACCAGCAGCTCACCACCTACGCCCAGGGGCACATGAACGACCTGCGCAAATCAATGGAACTCGCCGAGCGTCTCGCACCCACGGTCGCCGTAGGCGGATCGACCGGCCAATACAAGAAGTTCGACGACGCCAATTCATTCCAGACGTACACCACCGCGCGCCCGATGGGCGGTGAAGCAAAGCGCATCGTCTTCGAAGCCACCGACGCGTTCTACAACTGCAAACCGCAGGCGCTGGAAGTCACCGTCGATAAGGAAGAGCGCAACCAGGCCGGCACGGATAACTCCATCGCGCAGCAACTGCTCGATGAAGGAAAAATCCGCGCCCTGCTCAACGTCACCGCGCTCAGCCACGTCCGCAACGTGTGTGACATCGTCCTCGCCGCGCTGGCAGCCGAAGCCGCGCCGATCGGTGTCTGGAGCAATCCGGACATTGATCCCATCGATCAGCTCGACAAGATCATTGACGATCTGGCGACCGCCTGCGGCAGCACGGAAGGCATCAAGGTCACCATGAGCCTGACCGCCTGGCGCACGCTGCGCAATCATGGCAAGACCAAGGCGCGCGCAGTCGGCGTGCAAGTGGGCGGCATCACGCTGGAGCAGCTCCAAAGCATCCTCGCCATTCCGGTGGATGTGGCCGCTTACGCCATCACCTACAACGCCGCCGCTCTCGGCCAGGCGAAAAACAAAGCGCGATTGCTGGCCGGCCAGGTCCTCGTCACTTACAGCACGCCAGCGCCCACACAATACGACCCGAGCGCGTTCAAAAACTTCACCGTCGGCCCTGGTGGAGTGCAATCCGTTCGTTCATGGATGGCCCCCTCGGGCTTCTACGAAGCGCACGTGATCGATTGGAGCGAACACATCGTGCAAACCAGCACCGTCGGCGCAAAGAAGATCGAGCTGTCATAGCAGGTGGTGGGTTGCAGGAGGCGGGTTGTAACGACCCGCAACCAACGACCCACAACCCACAACCAACAAATCAAAATATGAAATCACTCCTGAAACATCCGTTCACGCTCATCGAGATCATCTTCGCGATGGCGCTCATTGCCCTCCCGTTGCTCGTGTTCATTCCCCCACTGGAAGTCCACGCCCAAGTCACGCCTACGACCGGCGGCACACTCAACACAACCACGCTCGCGGCGGCCACCACTTACACAATCAACTCGACGGCCGTTGCCGTTCGCAAAGATCGCGGGTTGGGAATCCTGGCGTCATTCACCCCGGCGGCCGCGACCAACGCGGTGACGCTGAACTTCCAGGTGTCAAACGATAACACCAATTGGGCTGCGGCCACGCCGTTCACATTTACGATGAACCTGACCACGGCAACGACCAATTACATCGGGTTCACCAATTTCCCGCCCACGACGTTGAACAACGTCTTGTACTGGCGATTGGCAACGATCACCGCCGCGAACTCAAACTCGCTCGCGAACTCCATTACATGGTCGGTTCACCAATAAGTGTGCTGCCGGCATCTTGCCGGCAGTTCAACCAATTCTGCCGGCGGGACGCCGGCAGCACCTTAATGCCTTCGGGTCCCGAAGAGGCGCTCCTCCTTTGCCCGAGGAACACGCCCGGCCTGGCGGCGGCTGAACTCACCCAGCCGCTCGCCAGTGCGCCTCCGCCTGCCGAAAGGCTAAAGGCTAAAGTCTAAATGCTGAAGTTAACCTACGCGTTGGTTCGGGAATGGCACTATCGAGTCATCGAGCGCCTCGGGATCACGTGCGAAGCCCGCAAACCATCCCCGGCGAGGCTCGCCCAGGCCGAAGCCGAAGCCAACGAATGGCTGGAACAAGAGCTGGTGTATAACGCCATCGACGCTGAGCTGCCGATATGACCCAAAAACCGTGAAGCCAAATTTCACAGAAGCAAACGAAGCAAACAAAGGGAACGCCCCTTCGTTCTCTTCGTTACCTTCTGTAGAAATCCATCCTGCGTTCAACGTCCAGATTCAGCCCAGAAAGACGAAGCGCTTCTTTTCAGTCCCGACGAAATGCGCCGGGTGCGGGGAGTTGTTCGACTGCCTGCATGCTGTCGTTTCCTATCGGACAGTTCCTAACACATTCGATTTACCCGATCGCAGTTGGCCTCTCTTTGAGTGCCCGCACTGCGGCTACAACAACTGACCACTGACCACTGACCACTGACCACTGATTACTGACCACTGATTACTGACTTATGGCCTGGTCCCTTATCACCGAAGCCGCCGTGCTCGACGAACTCAACAACGCCGAGCTGGAGAAATACCGCGAGATCGTCGCCGACGATCAACCCGATCCTTTGCCGGGCATCATCAGCCGCGTGACTGACCTGGTGCGCGCCTACGTCGGCAAGCAAACGCCGCTCAGCGCCGCCGGTCTGCCGCCTGAAGTCATGGACCCGGCGTTGGACATCATCATTTATCGCCTGGCGAAGCGCGTGATTCCCGGCGGTGAAGCCCAGCGCAAAGGCGCCGCGGATGATGCCTACAGGTTTCTGGAAGGTGTTGCCAAGGGCGACAAAGTCGTCAGCGCGGCCGACGGCACCATAGCCGGCCCGGTATCGCCATCGGTGGATGAACCCACGCGCACTTATCGGCCCGAAGATCAGGACGGGATATGAAATCGAAGATCGAAGATCGAAGATGGAAGCTGGGATCGGGCTATCTCCAATCTCCTAACTTCCAACTCCCAACATGACTGTCACGGGAACATTCCTGGACGCTGCTGACGCACCGCGCAAGAAAATCGCGGTGCAGTTCATGTGCGAAACCAACCCGGCTGTGGACTCGCTCGGCGTGCTCACCGTCGGCCCGGTCGTGAAGACCCTCACGGGCGACGATGGCGAGATCAGCCAGGTGCTCGATCACGGCATTTATCTGGTGCAAGTCGGCACCAATGTGCGCGACAAATTCCGCATCCAGGTGCCCGAAAGCGATGCGACGGCCGACATCAGGGACCTGATGGTCATCCTCGCGGTCACCTCTCCGGTGTACGTGCCGGCCACATTCGTCCCGGTGAGCGGGAACAATTTTCAGTACAACGCCGGCAAGCTCCAGCTCAAGAACACCGACACCGGCCTGTATCACACCTTGTGGGTTGTCGGCGCGGTCGGCCAGGAACAAACCCAACTCGATCAACCGGGCGATGGCGCGATCGTCGTGAGCGGTCTGGTGCCGATCTACGGCAACAATTACCGGCTCAAAAACGGTTACCTCCAATTCAAGAATTCCGATACCGGCCTCTATCACACGCTGAACGTGGCCGGCCCGGTCGGGTTCGAGCAGCTCAACATCGTCACACCAGGTGACGCGTAAAAAAATGATGAAAACTTTTTCAACCGCAAAGAACACCACAAAGAGTGAAAGGAGCGCCGGCCACCGGCCTGGCGCGTCGCTCTCTGCGTTCTTTGACTTCGGCGAGCTCAGTCGAGCCGCGTTCTTTGCGGTTAACCCTCCGAAATCCTACATTCTTGCAGCGCTCCTGCTGAGCGCATGCACGACCTCCGCACAAGTCCGCTCCGTATCGGCCGATACCAACGGCCTCATTGTCGCGCCGGCAAACTTTTGGGCGTCGAACTCTGCCGCGCTGAGCGGCGCGATCGGATCCGGGCGCGGCATCATCAAGTCCGGAGGACAGATCCACGTCGGCCAAAGCGCAGCCTATACGACTGGACTGATGCCCTACGCCAGCGGCGCGAGCAGCCTGGGATTCGCCTCCACGGTGTTCTACGACGAAGCGACCGGGCGGCTGACGCTGGGGCCGTCGCCGATCGCCGGCCTGTCCACGCTTCATCTGATCGCTGACGGAACCAGCAGCAGCGGACTCACTCTCGGAACCGGCGGAGTCCGCTACCAGCTCTACACAGACTCGTCGGGAAACGCGGTCCTTCAATTCGGCAGCTCGGCATCCGCAAGCACGTCGTTCACCCTTCAAGGCTTGAATAGCGGAGGAACGTTCACGGCTGCTAAATACCGATCGAGTGGAGTCTTTGACATCAACGGGAACATTCGATTTCTCGTCGTCGGGCCTGGCAAGATGCTCGCCACAGACTCGTCGAACACAAATCTTATCGGAGTGACGATGGGAAGTGGTGTCGCGTACGATCCCGTCACAGCAACGCTCACTGCAACCGGCTCGGGCGGCAGCGTGACAAGCGTCGGATTGTCGGTGCCGTCGTTTCTCACTGTGACTGGTAGTCCGGTGACTGGGAGTGGCACGCTTGCAGTGACAACCGCCAGCGGTCAGACAGCGAACTTCGTCCTGGCAACACCGGACGGCACGACAGGAGCTGCGTCGTTGCGCGCTCTCGTCGCCGCGGATATCCCTTCGCTCGCGGCGTCGAAGATAACGAGCGGAACGATCGACACAGCTCGGCTAGGAAGCGGAACCGCGAATAGCACGACGTTTGCGCGCGGAGACCAGACCTGGGCGCAAGTCGCAGACGCGCAAGTTGCCAGCGGCGCTGCGATCGGTTGGTCGAAACTGAGCAAGACCGGGAGCAGTCTCGCCGACCTCGATACACGGAGCGCGTCGGACTTGAGCAGCGGCACGCTATCGACCAACCGGCTGCAGGCGCTCGTCAAGGACCTCGGAGCGATCACCGGCGTGACGGGCGACTTGTTCTGGTATGACGGAACGAACTTCACGCGGCTACCGAAGGGACCGGAAGGGTTCGCTCTCATCATCTCGAACGGCGTCCCGGTCTGGTCAACGAACCTCGGAGATTTCTTCATCACCAACCTCTTCACAACAACGATCAACGTCACGACTCAGAACGTGTCCGTGTTGAACGTCAACAACACGATCAAAGTCAATGGCAAGGCCGCGACCGTCTTCAGCGCGAACGGAACAGAGATGCCCATCGCCAACTTGAAGGATTCGACTACCGCGATTTTGGGCGTTGACGCGACAACTAATCTCACCGTCCAACCGACCAACCTGGCCAACGCGCAAATCAGCGCCAGTGCGGCGATCGCCAAATCCAAAATCTCAACCAGCGGCACCTGGGCGGCAGCCGACCTGCCAACAATCCAGAGCACAGCCGATGGCGGCAGCAGCGCGGTCAAGCTCAAGAATTATATCGTGCTCGCTTTCCCACACACGTGCGACGGCGCCGGTGCCATCATCGCGACCAACGACAACTCGGCAAAATACTTTGGCCAGGCGGCCTTCGCTGGCGGCGGGGCGGCGACCACGAACTTTGTCGAGTACCGTTTGACCGTGCCAGAGGACATCGACACGGCCGTCGCGCTGAAAGTCGAGCGATTCAAGTTCAGGCTGGGCGCGGCGGACACCAATGCTCAGAGCTACGCACTCACGATGGCCAGCACGGCAGACTCAGCCAGTTTCGATTCACCAACGCTCGGCAACTCCGTGACGCTCTCGTTTGCCGGTGACGCGTCCGGCGCAAGTGGCGACGTGCAGACCATCAGCAGCGTGACCTTGACCAACTGGGCTGGCGCTCTGACGGCCGGCCAATTCTGGGTGATCCGCCTCGCGCGTGACGGCACAGACGCGAGCACGCAGACGAGCTATTCCGGCCCCCTCGTCATCAGCTACGGGAGCACTCAATGAAGACACGGATTACACCGATTAACACGGAGACACGGACTCCCATCAGTGAAAATCCGTGTAATCCGTGTCGCAAACTGAGCCGACGTAATTTTGTTCGGGCTGGTGCGCTGTTCCTCCCATCGGTGTACCTGCGGGCTTCCACTACCATCATTCCCGGCCCGTTGGCGCGGCACTCGGTGCAGGCAGGGTTCAGCGCCGAGCCTGATTTGAGCGACTGGGTGAGCCGAGTGCAAGGCCAGAGCAGCGACGTCACCGGTGCGGGCGTTCAAACGGCCGTTGGTAATTTCATCGTCGGTTGCAAAACAGATGGGCTTTGGACTCGCGGCTATCGCATCGGAGCCTATGCCGGCGACGGGCGGCTCGCGCTGAAGGCGCCGCTGAAGAACACACTCGGCGCGGCGACAGACACGCTGACTGGGTTCGTGGATGCGAACTACGGGGCAAACGGGCTTGTCGGTGGGAGCGGCAAAAGGATCGAGACGGGGTTCAACATGGCACTCTTGGCGGGCGGCGAAGAGAATAATTTTAGCGTTGCCGTTTATGTCCGTGCGGCGCCGGGAGCTGCCGCGATAATGCTCGGATGTGGAACTTCCGGGGATGCGACAAAAGGACTGTATCTCTATCAGGACACAGGCCAATCGGCGTGTTCGATGTGGGCTGCGGCAGGGCAAGTTTCCGCGTCCGGAACACAGGGTGGCGGGTTTTTCCTTGGCAGCAGGACGGCATCCAACAGCCTGAAACTGTTCAAGAACGGTTCTCAGATCGGCTCGACGAGCACGAGTCCAGGAACGAACGTGAGCTTATTTGATATATGGGTGCACGACGGGAACCTGTCCAACTCATCTTGGTTAGCTTCCTCGCAGACCTTTTGCTTTTACTGGATCGGCAAAGGGCTGGACTCGACCCAGCAAGGGAACCTTTACACCCGCGTGCAAACACTGCAAACGGCGTTCAGCCGGCAGGTATGAGTGACGAAGACAAAACGTTTGGAAAATTCCTCGTGGGCCTGTTGGTCCTGAGCGCCGGCGTCGTTGCCCTGGCCATCTACCTGGAACGTCATCTGTGATGAACTCACCCGATCCAATCGATCAACTCCGCGATGGTGTGCTCCAGCGCTTCAACGCCGACATGGCCGAAGAAGAAGCGCTGCGGCGCCGTGTCGACCCCGCCGAAGAGGAGGCCGCGATCATGGAAGACTTCCGCTCCTTCCTCAAAGCCGTGGCGATCACCTTGGCTATGTCACTGCTTGCCACCGCGATTGCGATCGCGCTCCACAAAATTTTACAGAAGGAAACGAAGGCAACGAAGCGGCTCCCATCCGCCGCGGCAGGGGATCGAACCCGACCGCCTTCGTTCTCTTCGTTTGCTTCTGTTCAAATTCGGAAATCGTAATGCCAGAGATTGTCATCCAACCTTTCAAGGAAGCCGTGGACCGGCAGGTCGGCAAGACGGCCGTCGCTTCCAAGATGCGCACCAAGGATTGGGAGGCCGTGGACGTCTCGATCCGCGATCGCTCTTTCTGGAG